ATCCTTATAATTCATTAATAAAAGATCCCGAACTTATGAAAGGAATTGGTGGACACGAATATGATTACCAAGCAACAACTGAAATGCGTTTATTTTGTAAGAAAAATATGATCACTATTTGGTTAAATACTCACGCAAATACCACAGCATTACGAATAAAACACCCAATTGGACATAATTATGTTGGACACCCGATCCCACCATTAGCGAGTGATGTTGAAGGTGGTGGTAAATTCGTAAACCGAGCAGATGATTTTATAGTAATACACCGATATACTCAACACCCAAGTGATTGGACTAAATCTATGATCCACGTAAGAAAAGTAAAAGAAGTTGAAACGGGTGGGAGACCAACCTCAATGGACGATCCAATCCAATTTACAAGTATACCAAACAATGTTGGTTTTGAAATTGACGGACAAAAATTACTTGAAGCACCAATAAAAGAGGAATTTAAACCACTAATTGAATGAAAAATAAAAAACAAACCAATGAGCAAAGGTTAAAGAGGTTGGAAAAAGCAGTTGGAGAACTTTACATAATGATCCACCATTTAAATGAAGCTGTCAAATTAATAAATAAAGACGATGCAGTATAATGGTTTTGCTATACAATGGGTTTGGATTAAAGGTTTTGTAGTCGGTTTTCTATATTATGATCACTATATGGAAGTTACTAATGGTAATATACCAATAGAGGAATATGATCACGAAGATTTTTACCAAACTTTTGATTTTTGTTTCTTAATTTTTGCAATAAAAATAACTATTTGGTGAGTGTCTTAAATATAATATCAAAACAGCACAACAAATGGATTAATATTGTCCGTAGTTTTGGTATGCACAATTATCCCGAAGATATAGTCCAAAATATGTATTTAAAGATTAATAAATGGAATGGCAAGTATGATGCTTCAATAATGTACAACGAAACAGAAATAAATGAGTATTTTATTTTTAAAGTTTTGCGTAATTTATTTTTAGATTATCATAGGAAAAAGAAAATTACCTATAATACGTTTTATGAGCCATCTATATCAGACATATCAAAATATATCTCAAAATACGAATACGAGGAACAACTAAATTTAATAAAACAAGAAATTGGCAGTTGGCACCTTTATGATCAAAAAATCTATGAATTGATATTTTTAGAAAATAAATCAATGTTGGAACTTTCAAAACAAACGGGGATAGATTACTATTCAATTTATAGGCGAGTAAAAAGAATAAAACAAATACTAATAAGCAAATTATGAAACACGAACACAACGCAATAGAAAATTCAATTTTTCATTCTGTAAGAAAACAAATTAAAAAAATAGAAAAAGCAAAACAATTGCTTAAAGACAATAAATATATTATTTACAAAAAAAAGAAAAAATGAAACTTGGAAATTTAGTTGAAAAAATAACCACTTACACGGGCATAAAGTGGTTGGTAAAAAAAATAACCAAAATTTATGGCATAGAGGATTGTGGTTGTGATCGCAGGAAAGAAAAATGGAATGAAATTGAAATAAATAGATTGGACAAATGGATAAAATAGATCAAATAGATTGGGTTAAATTTAGATCCAATAAAAGAAGTAAAATATCTCAAATTGAGTATAATATGGTTTGCGAAATGCACTCAAAATATTTTAAGCATAAATTTTATAAACCTTGCACCTGCAACCCAAACACCATTAACCAATGGATTGCTCAATTAAACGACCTCTATGAAAATAACAACGACGAATAAATTTGAAAAAGCACTAATATGGTTTTTAAATGGTTTCGAGGGTTGGAAACTTAAATGGGTCGGTGATCAGAATTTATGTTATGATGCAATTGGTAAAACACCAAAAGGAAATAAATGTGTAGTTGAAATGAAATTTAGGAAAAAATATTATGACACTAAACTTATTGAAAAAAAGAAATACGACAATCTTATGGAACTTGATCAAGATATAGTAAAAATATATTTTGTTAGTGATCCTAAAGGAACATATTATTTTTGGTTAAATGGTTTGGATAGTTTAGAACTGCTCAACAAAAAAATGCCAAGCACTACATTTTGGAGGAAACACCAAATAGAAAAAGAAATTTATTTGCTTAAAGAAGAATGGGCGAGTTTAATAAATAAAACTTAAAGTAACTTTATTAACTTTTGTTTATATGTAGGATTAGTGTTATATTTGATAAACAATAAAACATTTATATTATGAATTGTACTACTAAAGCAAAACAATTAATTAATCAAAGAAGAATTAGTAACAAAACTTTAAAACAAGGTTTTACTCCTATTTTTTCAGATAAATCTACACCAACTCAATGTTGGGATAAATTTTTAGGACACCACACAATTAATGGTCATAAACAAATTGGTTGGAAATGCAACCTAACGGGAAAAATTACTAACATTTAAATTTTATATTATGAAATATCCTACCTTATTTGAATTACTTAGACAAGAGAATTTAGAAACTTACAATGTACAAAAGGAAAAATACCCTGCAATTGCAGAAATTTTCTATAATTCATTGACTGAAAAAAATTTTGTTGGACAATTAACTTTAAACGATTGTACTAACATTTGTTCAATGTGTGACGTTTCTTTTTTGTTCACTTATTCGACAATTCACGATTTGTTCCACACTTACAAGATTGTAAACGATGAAGCAGTGATCAATGAATAAAAAAATAAATAACCTAAAAGACCTTGAATATTATGGCGCTTTTACTTATTGTGCTGAAATGATATTAAAATGGGAAAAAATGAAACCCGATAATCCCGAGTTACAAGAATTTTCCCGATCAATTGCTGTGGTGTTTTTTTACGTTAATGAAATACAAAACGATAGAATGATGTACGACAAGGCAATGAGTGAAATGCAATCTGATAAAAATAGAGCAATATTGCGTTCTCGTAAATCAGAAGAAAAAATAAAACAATTAGAAATAGAATTAAATAGATTAAAATCAATTGTAAACTTATGAAAACAATAAAACAATTACCGAGTGGTGTTTACTCAATTATTACTAATGGACGAGTTGAAATTTACACCGAAAAAGAATTTAATAATCTTTATGCTCACAATTTATGGTGGTATAAAATCAAATCTAAATATTTTACAAAATGAAAAACATTTCTTTATTAGACGGAACAATTGAAAACCAAGACAAACTTGAAAAATTGGCGATCAATGACGAATTTTACTATGGTAAGCTAAACACCCAAGTTTTAAGCAGTTCATCGATCAAATTGTTGGTTGATAGTCCTAAAAAATATTATTATGTAAACAAATATGGTGGACAAGAAACTCAAGGTATGCGAGACGGACGTTTATTGCATACTTTAATCCTTGAGCCCGAGAAGTTTGATCAATTCCATTTTGTTGATGTAGCATCTAAAAATTCAAAAGCATATAAACTCGCTAAAGAGGAATATGGTACAGCCTACACCTCAAAGGAAAAATCTGATGCAGAACGACTTGCAGATGCTTTATTAAGAAATGAATGTGCTTTGCGATACCTTAATGGTGCAAAATTTGAAGTGCCAAAAGTTGATGTAATACAAGGAATACCATTTCGTGGAAAAGCAGATATATTACGAAATAGTGGTGGTATTTGCGACATTAAAACGACAACTGACATAAAAGCATTTAAATATAGTGCTAATAAATATGGTTACGATATACAATGCTATATCTATTGCCAATTATTTGGTATTACTTATGATCAATTTACTTTCCTTGTTCTTGACAAAGGAAGCCTTGACATTGGGGAATTTAAATGTAGTGAGGAATTTTATTTACGAGGAAAACAAAAAACAGAATTAGGTATGCAAAGATATTCCGAGTGGTTTATTGATGATGCCGATTTAGACAATTATTATATTAAAGACATTTTATGAAACCATTAGACCAAATTGTAACGAAACTAAATGCATTAGCAGACCTTAACATATTAGACAATTCAAGACAAAGACAATACATAGATGCGAGGGCAGTTTTTTGTGTTATTGCTTACAGATATGTAGGATTAACCCTAAGCCAAGTGGCACAATATTTTAAAGACAGAGGAAAAAATAGTGATCACGCAACTATACTACACGCAGTAAAAAATTATGAGATTTATTCTAAATATAATCCAAAACTTAATTTGTGGTTGTCAGATATTATATGCAACACAGATTTAAAGGTAACTTCTAAAAAAGAAATTATGATCCATAAGATTACTCAAATGAATGAGAATAATATTGATTTGTTAGAAAAACCTATTGAAATAATTTACTCAAAAAATATAAAAGAAAACCAAGAAACAAATGAAAACTAAAAAAGTAAAAATACACGAAATACGTGAGAACGATAATAACCCAAGATTTATAAAGGACTTTAAATTCAAAAAATTGGTTAATAGTATAAAGGAATTTCCTAAAATGCTTGAAATTAGACCAATTGTAGTAAACCAAGACAATGTTATACTTGGTGGAAATATGCGATACAAAGCAAGTGTTGAGGCAGGACTAAAAGAGGTTTGGGTTACCAAAATAGAAGATTTAACATTAGACGAACAAAACCAATTCATAATAAAAGACAATGTAGGTTTCGGACAATGGGATTGGGACTTACTTGCTAATAATTGGGATACAGATTTATTGAATGATTGGGGATTAGAGGTTATGGCATTAGAGGAAAGTTTTGAGGAGGGAGATTTCACAGAGGACACCGAAACACCAACAACAGACGAAGTGATCATAAATCTATCTATGCCATATTACCAATATGAGAAAATGGAAAAAGACTTTCAAGAATTTATTAAAAAATATCCTAACGTAATATGCAAGATCCAAAATTAAACGTACTAATATATCCAATGCTGTCGGTTGATGTTTTGAATGCTGATAGCAATTATATTATTATTAAGCAACTATGCAACGAATTACTAAAGACGGGCAGGTATAATTTCTTTTTACTTGTTGATGCTAATAGAAAATATGTAAAAGACGATTTAAACTCATTGGTTAAAATTTTAAAGATACCAATGCCTAAATCTAAAAAGCACCAAGTAGTACATTTTAATAGTAATATCTTTAGGGCAATATTTAAAAAATATTCCTTTGATATTATTTGGAATAATGTAGTCGAGCAAGGACACCATTTAAGGTATTTCCAAGATACCATTGTTGATGA